GCCAGCCACTGGGCCAACATAAGAACGCTCATAAGCATTAGCAGACTTGTTGCCAGTGAACGAACGGGTCGCCACTGCCAGATTGCCAGCCATGCCGTTATAATCGCGGCTGGACAAAGCCAGATAACGATCTTCCGCCATGACGCCCTGCTCGTTCATAATGCTGTCGCACAGAGCAACATCATCATAATCGCCAGCAGCAGTTACAACTGGAACAACCAGCGTACCCTGAGCAGCAGCCAAATCCATAACGGAAAGGTTGATGTCCGAAGCAAGCTTTTGCTTTGCAGAATCGCCAAGGCGACCTTCCTGCAACGCATCACGCAGTTCCAGAGCATTCATTTCCCATGCCGAACAAGGGCTGAAGCCCAAGGTCGAAGGAACAGAAAGCTGGGTCATGGTTGAAACGCTAGAAGCAATTGAGCTTCCAACGGTACGAGTGAACGATTGAGCGATGTATGGTTGCGGACGCCACATGGTGTCACGAGCGCGTTCCATTGTTACGCCGTTGGTGTTGTAGATGTTGATGTTTTTTGAGAGAATGAGGGCATCATTGAAGCCTTCGAGGATGTCCTCAAATGCAACAATTTCCTCTTTGGAAAAAGCATTAGCCATTGTAATTACTCCAAATTAGGTTTGTTTTTTACCGCGCTTATAAGCCATGACCTTTGACAAATCTCCGGTCTTTAAGGCTTCATCACGCAAACGATCTAGGGTTGAGTCTACACTGCCAGAGATGCGGCCACCTCCACTGGAGATGGTGCCTTCAGGCGATGCAGATGCCTTGCGATTTGTAACTTTCAACTGAGTCTCCAGTTTTGCGACCGCAAAAGCAAATTTCACAGGGTCGGTGATTGAGGATAGTTCTTTTGCACGCACAGAGTTTTTGCCGAGTGCGTAAATAATCAACGCGGGATTATCAGAGCCTTGGATAACGATTCCTTGCTGCGTGACGCTGAAAGCTTCCAAGGCGACAGCCTCGGCATCTTCATAGTCTTGCACCTTTAGCGAGGCTCTCGCCTTCGCATATGAATCAAGCTTCCCTTGCCAAGATTTGGCCTCAGCATCTCGCTGGGCCACTGCTTTGGATTCGGCTGCATCATAAAGGAGTTTATCCTCATACCATCCAGTTAGCTTTTTTTCATATTCTTCAGAATCGTAATCGCATTCCTCTAGGCTGGGCTTCTTACCAAGCGTGACCGGCTTGTTCTCAGTCGCTGCGGTATTAAGCTGTGCCTCTAGTTCGCGAATCTTCCGCTCTTTTTCCCGATTGGATTTACGCAGCTCACGCACCCATGTTGGCGCACGAACTTCTTCCTCTTGAGGTGGCGATTCCTCACCTATAGAAACAACAACATCATCCTCACCATCGTCTTCGTCTTCAGCCTCGACGGTATCGATCTCATCATTGGCTGCTTCTTCAACTTCGGTGTTGATCTCAATATTATTGAGCTTGTCGTCGATCTCCAGTTCTGCCGTTTTCATAAATACCCCATCAAACTCACCCAAATTGCGTGGTGGGTGGAACCACATTTACACGGGGCTGCAATGCGGCCCCAATCTTTTCAGCCGTCTCAATTGCAGACTTGCGCTGATCAATGTCAATGGTGGAGAGAGTCTCCATAGTTTTAGCCTTGCTCTCTTCGGCACGGGCCAAACTGTATTCTGCATTAGCCTGAGCCTGAATGGACTTGGCCTGGGCTTCCTCGGCTGCTGCCATGAGGTAGACCGCTTGCGGATCAGGCTGCTGGCCTTGGGCCGCTTCCATCATCGCCTGCTGCTCTTCTTCGGTGGGCTTGATAACACCCAACTGGACTAGCTTATTGCGGAAGAAGTCCTTGATGTCTCCAATGCCTTCGCCGTCCATATTCATGATCGCCATTGACTGAAGGATCATCTGCGTTTCGGGATCGGATGTAACCTGCATCATGCCGGTAAGAGCGCGTACAGTTGCATCCCTGCGGCTGGTAAAGGACGGGCCGACATCTACCGACACATCAAAGGTGGCCTTACTAAGGTCGTTCTCATACGTTAGTTCGCCGGTTTCTTCGTCGATGATCGGCTTCATAAGTTCGATGGAAGATACCTGGTCCATCTGATCAATGGCTTTCATCTTGCGCTTATCTTCAACGTAAACGTCTTTCGCCATCGACAGCCATATCTCACCGCAGCGCCGCATGGCCTTCGCCATGTTGGTCATGTAGATGAAGCTCTGCATATCTAAGCGCGTCTGGATAAGCTCGACAGCCTTGCCGCTGATGTTGGACACCATCTTTTCGGCTTGCTGATTGTTGCCAAGGATTTCCGCCATATCCATTTCGGTTAGCTGTAAGAGCGCAGCCATTGCGGGAGGAATGGCAGAAGATTTGGTATAAGCAACAGGTCCGGCGGCCTGCGTTTCACCATTCGGGCCAGTGATCGGGTTGATCAGCAGATATGGATAGTTGCGGATGTTATCCTCGGCCCACATGATCTGATGACCAGCGACTTGCTCAGGCATGAGGATAGGCTTCTCGACTGACGAGAGCGCACTGATCTCACCCAGCTTAGATAGCTGCATATTCTTGAGGCGCTGCGGGTCTTTCGCCAGGCGAACATGGCCCATGCAACGCTCAACGTTATCGACGAACCACCTCTTGCCATAATATGGGACGATAGGAATGTTCTTGCCCGCGATATAACCAGCATCTTCAAGGATGGCGCCACCGCTCATGATGTATTTATGGACCTTGCGCCGCTTAACGCGCTTCTGGCGCACCTCGATAGTGCTAAGATTAAACAGCGTTTCCTCTAACGTTTCATCTGCGTCAAAGTCTGCTTGAGTATAACGCTCTTCTTCGCCTTCGATTGTCTGGAATATGCGGATGGTCTCACGCACTTCCTCGACGCGGTAATATTCCGCCACAAACACAACGTCTGGCGTGTTCCAGTCAAATTGTGTTTGGTGGATAATATTAGACCAGGTGGCAGGGTCATCATTCCATTCAGCAATATAAGCTTCACGGGTGATTGAATAGAGAACGAAGCAATACTTGGCGTCAGACTTGTCCTGCTTCTTCGCGTCTAGATCGAAGAAGACGGAGCTATCAGCATCATAGATCGGCTCGATGCGGATGCGCTGCTTCTCGTTGTCATCGTCCTCGTCATCTTCATAAGTGGTGCGGAGCCGCCAAGCGCCGTAGCCACCACCGACACCTTCTTCAAAGGCATTATCGAACGCCTCATCGGCCACGCTGTCCTGCTCATCGGCGCGATAGAGACCGTTGCAGGCCTCAGCCAGCTTATCGTTTTCGCTGCCATCCTTGGAGACGAAATCAACAGCAATGCGGTTGTTGCGGTATTCATTGATGATGCGGATCACGCTCATGTGAATCTTGTTCACCTCGAAACGCGGCTTGTTCTCGAACTGCTCGCCAAGTGGGCCTTCCCATTGCGCCCCAGCGATTGAATAGAATCTGCGGTCTTGGAGGCATTGCAGGCGCTCATCGCGCATGACTGACTGGCAGCGATCAAACTCGTTCAACGCGGCTTCATGCACGTTGCCAAGTCGTTGATCTCTAGTCGGTCTAGCCATTTACCACCTACTCATTGTCGCCATTGGCGTGAATTCAACAGCCTTTTTGGGTGCTGCACGTCGGCTTGCCTCACACGCATAACGCAGAGCGTCAATTAGGTGGTTATCACGATCTGCAAGAACTGGCAAGATGGAACCAGTAAGTGAATCGGTTTTATAACTATAGCAGGTTAGTTCATCAATGGTGTGTTTGCATCGAGGATGCACAACAATGTCGTGGCTCTTGAGCCATTCGACACCTTCCTCAACGGACTTCGGGCCTTTGACAGCCGCCATGATCTTGGGGAATCCATGCCGCCGCATATGGCTGATCGTCTCCGGCCTGGCATTGTCCGCCACGATTGGCCATTTCTCAGACTCCGGCACGGTCAAGAACAGATCAGGCGTGTCCATGATTTCGCAGCCGACGCGGTATGCTTCATGGTCAACGTAGATCGTGCGGCCAATGACATGACAGCGCACCAAGACGGTTGGATCGGTGGCGAAACCCCAGTCAGCACCGAGGCGGTGCGTTGCATCATCTGGCGTCTCGAACTCTTCGATGCTCCAGTTGCGGAAGACGCGGGCTTCGGAGTTACCGACATATCCGCCAAGCCAGACGTGTTTGTATTTGTCTGGATCGCGGCCTCGATCATATTCCATTTCATCCTTGAGGACTTTGGGAAACCACAGGTTGTCTTTATAGTTGACCTCGCAAACGATTGTTCTCGGTGGCGTATTCTCGCCGCGTAGAAGGACATCAATCGGATCGGTATTGTTGCGAGGATTCCAAGTAAACCATAGTTCGCTGTCCGGCTTGCGGATTGTCGGGCGCAGTAGATCGAGAGATCGCTGGGACAGGCTTTGCGCCTCCTCCACCCAGGCGCAGTCATAACCTTCGAGCGACTTGATGGAATCCGCCGTGTGGTTCTGCATCCCCTGGAAGATGATTAGCCCATCGCCATGCCGTGACTTGATTTGGCTTTCCTGAACCTCAAAGTAATTCTGAACGCCAAGCTGCTCAATCTTTAGCTCCAGCAAACGCTTGACGGATTGGCTCAAGGACTTTTTTATCTCACGAACGCAAACGGTTCTGCGCCGCTGATCCATTACATGAGCTTCGATAACCATTTCCGCAAAGGC